GTCTTCCTTTCTTACTTCCGTAAGTTCCTTTTCCCATTGGCATAGTTATTTCTCCTTTTTATCTTTGGGTTGTTTTGCTTTTTCTAAAATGTCATCTATTTCTTTTAGACAACATCTTGCATGAGTCCGTTTATCAAACCTCTCTTTTAAGATGTCCATAAACTTATCATGGTCTGCTACTCCGACAGGATTTTGTAAAAATGTATCTATAACTGCTGTATGTTCAGCTTCTTCAGCTTCATACCTTTTCTTCAATGCAAATAAAAACATAATTACAAATCCGAGTTAGCTAGTTTAGCTTTGACTGAGTTTTGATACGCAACATCTTTAGAGTATCTAGGGTCAGCCATTGCTTCTGTTACTTGAGCCCAAGACTCAAATGTTCCTTCGTTAGTAGGAGAAGCCTTACCTTGTAGTAGATTAGGCTCACTACCATTAGCTTGGTCAAACTTGGCTTTTAAACCTGCAACAGCAAGTTTTATTGAGTCAAGATTTCTACCATTAATAGTTTCATTGTATGCTTTCTTTTCAGACTCAGTTAAATTATCTTTAGCCCATTCAGCCATTTGATTATAAACTTCGTCACCACCTACAACACTTTTGACTTCATCACCTTGTTGTTTTGCTAGTGCCGCTTGTCCGTTAATAAAAGCGTCTACATAATCTTTAGGTATGCCTGCTTTTTCAAGAGCTTCATAAGACTTGTCATTAAGTTGACCGTTCTCATTATACTCTTGTTGTAAGTTAGCCATATCTAAGCCTGCGTCCGACACAGCTTTTTCAGCTATTTCTAAATTACTGTCGTCTGCTTTTGGTTGCTCTTCTTGTTTTACTTCAGGTTCAGCAGGTTTGTCTGCTTGACCTAACTTTTTTTCTAGCTCAGTGTATGACTTCGCTAAATCTTCGACTGAATTAAATTTTTCAGGAAGACCCTCTGGTCTTGAAACTTCAGTCTTTTGTTCTTCTGGTTTTTCAGAAGTTGTTTGTTCTTCTTGTATAACTACTTGTTCTACCATGTTTTAGTTTCCCATTTCTTTAGTTAAGTTATTTGCAACTTGTGGAGCTACTTGCTGTGCAGTGTCCATTACTTGTTGTTGCTGTTGCATATCCATCATTTGTTGTTGCTCGGCCTGTAATTGTTCAGAAGATTTAATTAAACCTTCTGTATCAATGCCAAGACCTGTAGCAATTCTTGTAATCAAATCATTTGGATTTAGAGCTTGTACTACTTGCGGATTTATTTGAGCAAGCTGTCCAATCTCTGCAACAAATTCTCTTAGTTTCTGTAAATCATTACCTCTACCAAGAGCTTCAATACCTGTAATAATAGTCGGTTTGACTGTACCTTTAGGTAAAGAAGGTATTTCTTTATTTTGACTCATTCGTTTCATCAACACTCTAACAAGAGGTAATTGAAATTCTTGAGACAATAAAGAGTATACACCACCCATAGACGTTTCTAATTGTTCAGCCATGTATCTTATTTCTTGAGCTGTAACTCTTTCAGCGTCTCTTTGGATTGCTGTATGTAGTAAGAACGCATAAGACATACGCTCTTCTAATTTTTGAATACTTCTTTCTACGACCTGTAAGTCGTATTGTTTTTCTGCTTGTAGTACAGACACATCATCTCTACTACCTGTAATAATATCACCGTTTCTAGTTGACGCTAAATCTTTCTTTCTAGTTACTGCATTAGGTCTAACCATAAATACAATCTTACTAGAAGCCGCCGCACTTTCTACAAGTGATTGTGATAATCCTTCTAAGCTCTTGAGGTCACCCAAAAACTCTTCTACGAAACTTCTACCGTAGTCTTCATTATCTATTCTTACCATTCTTAACGCTTGGTATGGCATTGCGTCTGCCATGATAGTTCCAACAGTTGATGGTATTTTCATGCCCATTACTTCTTGGCATACATAAAACTTTTTATTATCTAATTTATAAACATGAGTGTAGATGTCACAATCTTCATCATCTTTGTATGTACCTTCAATCATCATAGATTGTTTAATCTCTTCATCTAAAGCAACATGTGCAATACTTTCTTTAATAACTATTTCTAAAAGATTACCTGACGTATCTCTTCGTACAACATATTGTGATAACGGAAATACTTTCATGCTTCCATTTTTAGGAAGATAAGTAAGAACATTACCACCTACAATTAAATGTTTAAGAGCTTCAAACACACTGACTCTTAGTGCAAGCTCTTCAATTTTATTTGATACTTCTCTCTCAATGTCAGACAAAGATTTTTCAATCTCAGTCGCAACATCTCTACGCATTTCCATTTCTTTCTTTGCGTCTCCAGTAATTTTTAATCTGAAGAATGGAGAGTTAGGGGGAAGTAAAAGTAAAAGAAGTTTAGAAGCTAAATTGTTTACGCCTCTAGCACCAACTGATTGAAATGGTGAATATAAATCTGACGAATGTGTAAAGCCTTCGTCTGGTATTAATGCAGGAATAGTCAACTCGCTACACTCACGAGCTCTATCTAAAAATTCGTATCTATCTTGTTTTAACTTTTCGTAACGCTCTTTAGCGGTATTTTGTCTTGTTACTACTTCGTTACTATATTCCATTTATTAACCAATATTCAAACCACTTTGACCTGTTGTCGAAGCAGTATTAACGCCTGAAGTCTGCAACATAGCTGTTCCAGATTTTTTAGCTTTTTTAGTTTTCTTCTTTTTATCTACTAACTCATCTGCTGTTTCCAAAGTTGGTACGATTTGGTCACCGATAGGTGACGCATTTGGTACTGGATTTGGTGCAACAGGTTGAGGAGCAGGTCTTGAACCACCACCGCACATATTAGTTTCTCCTTGTTATGTTATGTTTAAACCAGAATTTGAACCTTCAATTCCGCCTTGATTATAATTGTCAGGCTTCTTAGTTTTCTTAGGTTCGTCTCCGCCTACATTAATGTTAGAAGGCTCAGGATTTTCAAAAGGCGATTTTTTATCGTCAAACACATTACCCTTTACATAAGTATCTTCAGGGTCAGGTGCAGTATATGTAACTGGTTTACTCATTCCCAAGCACATTATCGTCTTTCCTTTCCTTTAGTGTATTAATAAATCTTACAACGTCTCTTTGTCCTGCTTTGAAATATATTGTCTTAGTATCATCAGTTAAACTGGGTGATTGTTCAGGATATACTTCATTAAGTAGTTTTATTAAGTCATCTACTGTCGTAGGAAGGACGGTATCTTGTAAGTCTTTCATTTTATTCCTTCTAAAAAGGGTACTTTATTACCAAAGTGACCCAGTTAATGTACCTTTGTTGTATTCTGTGGCTCTATTTTCAAAGAAATTAGCATGTTCTACGCCATTTAGTATCCAATCTAACCAACCTAACGGATTGTTTTTGACTCCATAATTAGGTTTCAAAGATAATTGTAGCAGTCTTCTATCAGCTATATATCGGATATATTCTTTTACTTGGTCAGCCGTCAGTCCTTGTATGCCACCCATCTCAAAAGCTAAATCAATAAACTTATCTTCTAAGTCTACCATATCTCTACATGTTTGATAAAGACTTGCTTTAAATTTATCTGTCCATATTTTAGGATTTTCTTTTATAAGTGCATGAAATAATTTAATCATGTTTTCTACATGATGACTCTCATCTCTTATACTCCATGTCACTATCTGGCACATACCTTTCATACGGCCAAATCTTTGAAAGTTTAATAACATTACAAAAGAAGCAAACAACTGAAGTCCCTCGCCAAACGCCGAGAAACAAGCCATCTCCCTAGCAAGTCCTTCAACACCTTTGCCCTTATCTGCAAATAGATAATTATGTTTGTCTGACATCTCTTGGTATTCTTGAAATGCTTTATACTCACTGTCTTTTAATCCTATCGTATCATTTAGTAACGAGTATGAATGTGCATGGTTTGCTTCGCTAGTTGCAATAGAAGACAACATCATTCTAACTTCAGGTGGTTTAAACATAGGAATATACTTATCAAGATATGCTTGAGCAATGTCTACATCTCCTTGTGTAAAGAATTTTAAAATCTGATTGATAAGATTTTTTTCTTCAGGTGTAAGTCTTTCATTCCAATCTCTTACATCTTCTGCCAACGGCACTTCACTAGGAAGCCAGTGCATTTTTTGTTGCATGTCATAGGCTTCAAAAGCCCAATCATATTCAAACGGTTTATAATATTTTCTTTCCTTAAATAGTCCCATCTACACTCCTCTCATTAATTCTATAAACTCTATGACTACAATCATACCTAGCTCAACAGCAAGTATGGTGTGGTATACAGTCCATAGTACAGTTTGTTTTTGTTGTTTTTTATTGTTATTGCATTGACAAAGTTTTGGTTTCTTTGGTTTATCAATATCTTTAAATAGTCCTTCGTGTGTCATCTATGCCTCACATGCTAAACACTCTGACTCAGGTATAATTGTTCTCTCAACTTTAAGAGACACAAGCTCGGCACGTTTGATAGCTTCCGACCTACAATAGTAAAGTGTTTTAAGTTTACGTTTCCAAGCTAACATGTGCATTTCATGTAGCTCCTTAATGTTTACATCAGCAGGTACAAACACGTTTACAGATTGTGCCTGACAAATAAACTCTTGTCTATCTGCGGCGTGTTCAATAATCCATTGCTGATTTAGTTCAATAGCAGTTTTAAAAGTATCTTTTTCGTAGTCAGTAAGTTCATCTAAATGCAACACTGAACCTCTACGAGCAATAATTGACTGCCATGTTTTTTCTGTATTAAGTCCTTTAGACTCTAACAATTTTTCTAAATATTTATTCTTAACCATAAATGAACCTGACATAGTTTTTTGCACATAAGCATTAGCTCTGTATGGTTCGATAGATGGAGAAGTTGTACCACATATAATTGAAGAAGAAGCATTAGGTGCGATAGCTAACAAGTGTGCATGCCGCATGCCTGTGCCTTTCATGTCAGGTGCTTCACCACGTTCGACTGCAAGATTTTTAGACTCAGCTACAGCTTCTTCTTTTATTTTCTTAAACATATTTAAGTTTATACCTTTGGCCATTGCTGACTCAAAAGGTACACCTTTGTGTTGTAAGTAAGCATGAAAACCCATAGCTCCTAGTCCAATACTTCTTTCTTGGTGTGCACTAAACTTAGCTCTAGCAAGTTCTTCTGGTGCATTATCTATAAAGTGTTGAAGTGTGTTATCTAAGAACCTAACTAAGTCTGCAATAAATTGTGTATCATCTTTCCATTCGTCAAACTTTTCTAGGTTGACACTAGACAGACAACAAACAGCAGTTCGTTGCTCATTAGTTGGTAGTGTAATTTCTGTGCACAGATTAGAATGGTGCATTTTTAATTGTTTATCTTTTAATGTTTGGGGAAGGTCATTGTTGATTGTGTCAATGAAACACATGTATGGCTCACCAGTAGCAACTCTGTGCTCTAGGATACGTTGCCATAGTTCTTTAGCAGAAACAGTCCTGACTATTTGCTTAGTATGTGGGTCAATCAAATTCCAACTGTCATCATACGTTGGGTCTTTAATACAGTTATCAATTAACTCCATGAAACTGTCAGGAATATTTACACCGTGATGTAGGTTTAGACATTTTCTATGTATGTCACCACCACTAGGTTTTCGCATGTCTAAAAATTCTATAATCTCTGGGTGAGATATATCCATGTATGCGGCGTAGCTTCCTCTTCTAGTTTTACCTTGAGAGAAAGCTAATATTTCTGAGTCAACAACGTGTAAAAAAGGGATTGTCCCAGAGCTTTGTGAACCGCCACTGGTTAGTGTACCATCAGAACGAACGTGTCCCCAGTACCCACCAATGCCACCACCTACAGAAGCAAGCCATGCGTTCTCCGTGTAGTGTGATGTTAAACCTGTACGACTGTCACCAACATAATTTAAGAAACACGAAATAGGCATGCCTCTTTTACTTCCTGCGTTGGTTAAGACAGGCGTTGCAAACATAAACCACAGCTTAGAAGCATAATCATAAATACGGTTGGCCATTGCGTCATCATCAGAAAATGATTTGGCCGCTCGCATAAAAGCGTCTTGAGGCGAACCTTCATCTGGTAATAGGTATCTATCTTTTAATGTTGTCTTACCAAAATAAGTAAGCAGTTCGTCTCGGCTGTAGTCCATTTATTTTTTCTCCTTGATTAATGTTAAATTGTTTTCTCTGTCGTAGTATTTCCATTTAACTTCTACAGGTTTAAATGAAGACATACTGTCAAAGACAATATTCTCATCTAACTCTGAACAAGTGTAAACGTCTAATTGAACGACAGCAGGATTGCTTTCGTCCCATGAATGAAATGCTATATGTGACGTTTCAATACACGCCACGCAGGTCAATCCTCTATTACCTACAGTATGAACATACTTGCTAATAGGCTGACCTAGCATTTTCATTTTTATTGAGCGGATTAATTTTCTAATCCATTTTTTTATATATCTAATATCCGTTGGGGGTGAGCTTACCGTTGCTCTGACCAACAGGTGTTTGTGTTTTAGTTCCATCTAGTTTTAGATTTAATTGTTTTGTGTTTGCTTTGTTAATAATGAAGTCAATGTATTGACGAGCTTTCTTCAAGTCTTCAATACCGCCCTTAGCATTATATCTACAAATGTACTTCACCACATTGCCTTCGCAAAAGTCGAGTTTATTTTTTATAATAAAATCAATAGGCTCTATCTCATGCTGTGTGTAATGAGGTGGCTCTTTTATCATATCTGCCATAGTTTAACCTTATGTGTTTTTTTATTGTACTCACCATGTCTAAGGATATGTGCAACCCTAGCTTGTTGGAGAGCTTCTTTTTTACTGAACCCTGCTTTGTCATAGGTAGCCACAACTTTCTTCCACAGCTCTAATAAGGGTACATTACTTTCACCCAGTATTTTCTGTGCAGTTTTGACACCTACATTTGGCACGCCTGAATACCCATCAGTTGCGTCACCTGCCATAGCCTGTATCATAAACCAGTAGTCAGCTTCAGCTTTACTAATTTTATCTACATTCATGCCATCACTACAGACAAGTGCAGGTATTTGTCTGAGGTCTTTATCAATAGAAACAATGATACGTTGCTCATTAGAAGGCTCAGTAGCCATAATGCCTAAAACATCATCAGCTTCTAGTCCTTTTAATATAATACCTTTGTGATTATCTAATACATACTGTCGTAGTGCATTAAGAACCATAGGCTTACGTCTTTGTTTTCTATTATCTTTGTACGAAGGTAAGACATCTTTCCTAAAGTTAGTAGTATCAGTAAGTGCTACGACATAAGAGTCTGCACCTAAGTCATGCTTTAGGTCTGCGATAGTATCATCTACCTGTCCTTTACAAATATTTTCATCACAGTGCAATGTCCATAGGCCATCACCCCAGTGTGTATCTACTTCATTTATAGTTGCTATTTTGTAAATAAGAATGTCACCATCTATTAATAGTTTTCTCATAGTTTTACTCTCTCCTTTACATTGAACAATTCTTTCAAAGGTATCAGCACACACTTAGAGGCAAAGTTATCACCTATCATCTTAGTGTTATCTATATATTTGAAAGTTATTTCTTTTAGTGTTGGTACGTCAAAGATTAATTTACAATAATCCTTACCGTCTTTGTGTAAGATATGAACCCAGTAATCCGCTTCAGTTACATTAAGTCCACTAGGTTTGCCACGACATTCTATTTCGATTGCAATGTTACCTGTCTTGTACCACCAATCTCTTTCTGTCTTAACTTCTATTTTAGACTTATCTGCATTTAGTAATTTAGCTACTCTGTCTTCTCCACTCTTACCGAAGGACAAATCAATGTCCCATTTCTTAGTGTGTTTCACTCCAATTATCTCCTATTTTGTATTCGCCTGTAAGCGGCAATCTTAATTGGAAATGTTTGCCAGTGCGTTCAATGGCTTCGACAGCTAACCGTCCAACTTGGTCTGCGTCTTTTTCAAAACACTCAACCTGTATCTCATCATGTACCCAAACAAGTTGTTGGACACCTTCAATACCCTCTATTGATTTATCAAACTCAACTAACCATTGCTTACAAACCAAAGCTCCTGAGCTCTGTAACAATGTATTGAGTGCGGCGTGAGCAGACCTAACTTTTACTTGTCTCTTATCAAGACCTATTAAGTATCCACGTTCAGCCGCTTGTTGTACTTGCTCTATTAATTTATTAAGAGCAGGTAAATTATTTAGAAAGCGTTGCTTTATTTTTTTAGCTTCACTT